TTGAGCACCTGTTCCAGCTACTGTGCCAGCACTAGAACCAGCTAAAGAACGACCAATAGTTGCACCTAACCCAGCACCTTCTTTTCTGCGTGTTAGTAAGCCACCAGCAACACCACCAATTGTTGGTAAGTAAGGAACAATACCTTCGCCAGGGTCTTTATATCCACCAACACGATTACGAACAGCCTCCGCTTGAGCTGTTATGTTGGGATTACCAAAAAAAGGTGTTTCTGCTTGTTTACGAGCAATTAACTCAGCTTCAATTTCTTCTTTAGTAAAATCAGCCATTATTTTGCTCCTGCAGGTTTAGCATTCTTAAGCATATTTTCTAACTCTTGTACAGAATACTGACTAATATTTTTTGTAGGTAAAGTTGCATCAACCAATGGAATAGTTGGTTTGTATCCTTTTAAGCCACTATTTTCACGACCATAAGTAGATAACTTAGTGGCTTCGTTAACAACTTGATTTGCTTTATCAGCCATGTACTCAATAAGTTGCTTACGAGCAAGTGCTGAAGATTCTAACTGAGGAACAATCTTAGCAATAAAGTCTCTATCAGCGTTAGATGGGTTTGTTCCCAACTGCTTGATACGCTCAAGAATTAAATCACCTGTTAACTTGTTAAAGTTTTCAGAGCTTGCTAATCGTGTTTTTTCTTTAGGTGTTGTAAACCCAGCCGTGTCTAAGAACTTTAATGCTTCAATCCTTGCTGCAGAGCCTGTGCCGCCAATAACACCCATTTGGTTTACTTCAGCCATTTTCTTTAGAGTTCCTAAAGTACCAGCCGCTGACTCAATAAGCTTTTCAGCGTTTGTAACTCTGTCAGCATCTTTCGCACCTAAACCTTGTTCAAAAGCTGTTTGTCCTTTTTGGTCAATATTAACAACATTTCCTTGACCCCTACCAGCTGCTTCAATAGCGGCATTAACTTCTTTAACACGGGTGTCGTCTTTACCGACTAATTTAATAAGATTTTCTCTATACAACTGAAGATTAGCAATAGCAGGTAGTTTTTCTTGTCTATTCTTTTCAGCCTGAGATAATTCTTTATCAATATCAGCAGCTCTTGAAGCAGCTTGCATAGCTAAGTCAGTATATCCTCTTTGTCCTAGAGCCTGTGCAAAAGAACGCAGACCTGTCGGTGTAGACACATCAAACTGTGTACGCATTTGCTGTACATCACGAATCTTAGCTAACTCAGGGTCTTCAACACCAAGTAAACCACCAACACCTCTACCGATTAGTTGTCCTTGTTGTGCGGCTTGAGCATAGAAAGGAGCTAATGATGGGTTCATCATTGTGCCAGGACCTGCAGCTAATGTAGCAGCCTGTTGCTGACCAGCTAAGTCTCTATTCATTAAGTAAGTTTCAGGACTAATCCCGAACATGCCGCCTACAATGTTTCTCTCTGCCATGTTATTCTTCCTAGTATGTGTTCAATAGTTCAGGACCGCCACCAATGATGCTATCAAACCAGTTACCAACGCTACTACCAACATTTCTAATACCTTGAACTGCTTGTGGGTTACTGAATAAACCGCTAACTTGATTCTGTAGAGTTGTCTGACGAGTAGCATCAATACCTTGTTGAGCAACCTGACCAGCCAAACCAGTCATTGCTGCTGCGTTAGCTAACTGACCTGCTTGAGCACCCGCTGTTGAAGCACGACCGCCAAGCTCTGAACCAAGACCTAATGTCTGAGCACCCATCGACTCGATAGAAGAACCTAAGCCTAATTGTGTCTTCAATGGGTCGTAAGCAGCTGATTGTAACTGTAATCCAGTACCTTGTAAACCAGCACCGCCTGTTAATAAACCTTGACCGAACTGAATCTGCTGCTGTGCAGCTTGTTCAGCACCTGCAGCCAACTGAGCTTGTTGACGAGCTAATGCGTTGTAGTAAGCAGCCATTTCTGGGTTAGTTGCTTGCATACCAGTTGTTGTTCCGCCAGTAGCTAAACCTGTACGACCTGTTTGGAATAGACGGTTACGGATACCAGCCAATGTCTGCTCATTCTCAGGAGCTAACAAAGCTTGTTGTTGAGCAATGTAGCGTTGACGAACAGCTTCAGGAGACTGTCCCAAGTAACCCTGACCCAAACCAAATAAAGTATTAGCACCTTGATTTAAAGCAGATGTATCAATACCTTGAGCTTGTTGTAAAGCATTAGAGTATCCACCTAAAAGACTTGTTTGAAGTCCTTGTAGTTGAGGATTTAAAGTATATCCAGCACTCTTTAACTGACCTGTCGTAGGGTCTATTTCAAATTTAGACTGACCAAAGTTAGTTGTTATCCCTACAGGTCTAAACTGTGCATTCTGATAGGCTTGTTGCTGTTGAGCAGAAGCACCACCATAAGCACCAGATACATCAGGAGAACCACCTATCATGCCTCCTAGAGCACCGCCAATAGACGCACCTGCAGGTCCTCCAATCAACCCACCAGCGACTGTTCCTATAGCTCCAGCCATTTTACCCATTATAAACTCCTGCTCCAAATAAAGTAGTTTTCATTGTCGTTACCTTTGAACGGTTGTTCTATCTTCCAGCCAGTACTTTTTCCGAACTTCGCTAGTTTAGTGTTATCTTTTTCTACAAAGGCTACTAACGGAGTTCCAACAAGATACTGTAATAAATTTAAATCTTCTAAATACTTCTTCTTTACTTTCGGTGTCCAGTTAAAGACATCCGTGTGAAACCAGTGCATACCTGCGAAAAACTCTAAAAACATGACATAGTCCTGACGCTGTACGACTGGTGTCTTTATACTAATCAAGCCGTCCGCTTCCACATTCTCACCGTGATATATGGAGGAAGATTAGCATTAGTTCCACTTGCTCCAGCAGATGCTACTGTAGTTTCTGTAGCAACAGTAATTCCTGTTACAGCAGAAGGTACAGTCACTGAATCTAACTGAGCTTTATCAGCACCAATAATACGAGGACTTACATTATTAATAGCTTGGTTGGTTGACTGTAAAGTATGTGTGTGTCCAGGGTCGGTTACTGTAGAAGTTGATGTTGCTGTATGTGTATGAGATACTGCAATAGCGTCTTTAGAACCACCAGTTTCTTCTAAAGTATCAAACAAAGCATCAGAAGAATTAAAACCAACTAACATACGACCAGCACCAAACTCTACCCAAGTACCGAACCCCAATAAAGAAGAAGGATTGCTAGAACTAGAAGCGTTCATGTAGATAGAGCCTACAGGATAGGCAGCAGATAAAGCAGATGTCACAAAAGCTGTAGTAGCTAGTTGTGTTGTGTTAGAGCCAGCAGTTGCTGTGGGACCTGCAGGAGTTCCTGTAAATGTAGGAGAAGCTAAGTCAGCTTTAGAACTGATAGCACCTGCAATAGAATTAAACTCGTTGTCTATCTCTGTGCCTTTAACAATTTTGTTAGAGTCGCCTGTTGGTAGGGTGTCTTTAGTGGCGAAGTTAGTTGCCTTAACATAATTACTCATAGTGTTTTACCTTGTTTAAGGAAGAAGTCAATTTTCTGTATTGATAATGGTGTGCCGTCAATATCTGATTCAAAACCTAACTGTAAAACAGTTCCTGAACCAGATGCTGGTATATTAGCAATGTCTAAAGCAATGCCGTTAGTGTAAGTAGCAATGTTATACTCTGCTGTGCCGTATTCAAAAACAGACACCTGCTGTAATGTAATACCACGAGAAAAGTAGTTACGAGTGTAGTCATAACCCCATTTAATAGCTATCGGCTGTGCAGAACCACCAATAGCTGTCACATTAATACGCTTTAGAATCTTGTTAGTTGTAGCTGAACCAAAGTCAAAGTAGTTAGTAAAGTAGGACATACGATACTTAGTACCGTCATCTTCATATAAATTATACTTACCAATGTACCCTGGTTTACCGATATATAACTGTCTGTCTTGAGTTACGCAGAATGCTGTAGGATTAATCTGTTTCCAGATAGTTGTTCTTGCTGAACCGTTCTCAAGCGTACCTCTTGTATCAAAACAATAAGTAAAACCAGTAGAAGGTAAAGATAACAAGTAAAAAGCATCAGTAGGAAAGTAAGTTGCTTTAATGTTTTTTGCTAGTTCTGAATTAACATTAGCCAACAACTCATCACGCACATTCTTTGAGATATCTCTAAACGGTAATGACTTCTCCTGTACAACTCGCTGTAAAGACTGAACACCAGTAGCTGATAAGAATAACAAATCTGTACCGATTGATGCAACAGAATCTCTCGCTAAACAGCCAATACCAGTAATTGTGTCTTCTAATGTAAGAGCTGATGGGTCTACAGGGTTCTTGTATATAACAATGTGTCTTTCACAGAAGATAATCAAGAAACCGTTATGAGATGCTAAAGCAACAATAGGGTCGTTGTTTGGGACAACTTCACTAATGTTAAGATAACCAGAAGTACCTGTCTTCCACTCAGTAGGGTCTAACAAGTCACTAAAGTAAACAGTTTGTCTATCATTAGCAATATCAGCAACCCATACACGACCAAAAGCAGTCATACATACATTTGGTGTAAAGCTACCAGTTGTGTAAGTGCCTGGTAAATTAGACGCAATATCACCTAAGCGTTGGAGACCATAAGAACCAGTATGTGCATGAGCCGTAGAGCCTAACTTATGATACACCAATAACGGATGACTAGCTTGAGCTAAAATAGCATGACCTGAAGGAGTTGCTCCAGTGTCATAAGGCATACCGCTAATCTGCCAGTTATCGTCAGTAATTGTATAGCTTAAGTTAGCAGTGTTATCGCTATTACGAACAGCTAGTTCAGTTAAAGTAGAAGTACCGCTATAGAGCTTGTTATTGGCTGCAGACAACACAACATTACCGTCGTCCTTAAACACCTCATAGATGGCTCTAAATGAGCCTGTAGACGCTGCAGTTGAGTTAACCTTAGTCCACCCTTTACGAGAGCCTACACGACCATAGCGGTCGATTACGCAGTTAAATGCTTCTAATGCAAAACCACTGGACAGCTGAATAGAACTATCTTGAGTATTTAAACCAAAGAAGCCTGGAGCTGCAATCGTACCAGTTGTTATCTGTTCTGCCATTTAGGTAGCACTCCAAGTCTCTTCTTCAAAGTAACGACCTGCTTCAAGAGCAATAGCATCAGCTAAAGATGTTTTGTATAAACCATAAGCTTCGCTAGACAACAAACCACCGTCTTCACCACGCTCTGCCAATGCTTTAGCGTAAGCCAAGAAGATAACAGGCTCATAAGGTACTAATAGATTGTCAGCGTCTGCCTCTAACAGTGTCTGCGGTAAAATCACATTGAAACGAATGTTGTACACACCGTTAGGAATAGGGAATAAGTCTACCTGTGTATCACCGTTAGCGTCTGTACCGTTAAAGTTGTAATACTGTGGAGTACCAGACTGTGTAGGATTCAACAAGAACTGTTGGTTCATCCAACGAGTAGAAGCATTTCTAACAACAACATCAGAGCTGTCGTTCAATACATCAATAACCCTAAAGCGTTGACCTGAGCCAACTAAGACATAGTTAAAGATACCGTTAGCTGTTACCGCTGTCAGTGTGTCTGACAACGAGTTCCAGTTGTAAGCATCTTCAACATTGCGTTTAGCGTCGTTGACAAAGTCGCCAATTAGTTTGGAATAAGCGTTGTCGTTCACAGAGGACACTTCTGTCTCTCTGAGTCGTCTTAGAACCGAATTAACGAGTTGAATGTAGTTCATAATGTTCCTAAGTTTACCACAGTTTTATGTTTGTGTCAACAACTATTTAGCGTCCACGACCACTTTTTTTCATGTTCGTAGCTGTTCTTCCGCCTCGTGTTGGTAAGGATTTACCTGCCTTTGATAGAGCAATAGCTACTGCTTGTTTCTGTGGTTTACCTTCTTTAACCATCATGCGGATGTTAGAAGATACTGTTTTGTCTGATTTACCTGATTTTAGTGGCATATTAACAATCCCATTTCTTTAAAGCTAACGCTTTTCTTGTTGGACGACCTTTTTCATCTTTCATTGGACCAGCAACACCTCCCATACGAGCACAGAAGCTTTTGCGTCTGCCTGCAGCCTTTGGAGACTTTGCAGCCTCTTTAGCTGAGACAGGAGGCTTTAGATTCGAGCCAGTAGTCTTGTTGTAATAGTCTCTACCTTTTTGGTTAAGACCACCCTTAGGGTTCTGGAACTCTTTCTTAGGCATTACTTAACCTTCTTAGCTGTTTTAGCAGCATCTTTAAAATCTTTAGCGGTTGGAGCACCTTTGCTTCCTACCTTACGCATCTTCTCGCCTGAACCAGCCTTGATTCTTGCTTTCTTGGCTGCGATGTTAGCATACAATCCATTCTTCATGATTAAGCTCCGTTCTGATAAGCTGTGTTTTGATGAATCTCCATCGTCAAGATAACTGACATGGTAGAGCCTGTCTCTGTTGTGACCTCAATATAGTCATACTCATCCAAGACCATTCGACCATCAGAGAACTGAATATAGTTATTGTTTCCTGAGTTTAAATTAGTAGCGTGAGCAATAGTAATGTCATCGCCTTCTGAAGAGTCATGCCACACAGCATCAACTGTTTTACCTGAGCCAGTGCTGTTACTGATAAACAACAAAGTAGCAATGGCTTTACATCCTTTAGGGACTGTATAGATAACTGTAGGGGTGTTAGCTACAATGTTCTTACCTACTGTTAGTTCTCTCATTTAAATGTCCAGTGTGAGCCAATGAATGTTATGATACCACCAACAATAGAAGCTACTGTCATGCCCATCCAGAATCCACCTTTAGATTTGTTAGCTAACTCTAGTAGTTCTTCCATACCTGCTTCTAGTTTGTCTACTTTCTTTTCTAGAGACTCTACAGTAGCGACTAACTTACCGTACTTATAAGGGTCTATTTGGTTATTTTCGTTCATGTCTTACTCGTAAAGAATATTGATTGTGCCAGCATCAAAGGTATCTGTACCGTTTACTGTAGTGATGCGAATACGGTCTAGATTTGCTGAAAGTGTTTTACCGCCAGCTCCTACTGCTATCACATTTCCAACAGAACCAGCTGTGCTTGCTTCTACCCAAGTATTGCCTGTTATATTTGCTATTGTTACATAAACATAAGCTACAGTTGCAGCAGCAATATTACTATGGACAATAAATGAGCTTGAAAAATCATTAACTGTAGAAGCTCTTGTAATAGAGCCTTCATATCCTGATGTTTCAATACCACCTGAGTCACCCAATTGAACAACTACTTGGCTACTGCCGTTTGTAGAAATACCACTCATTACAACAGTAATTCTCTCCACCCAGCTAGGGATACCAGTAAAGTCTACAGAAGTACCACTAGCACTTACAGCAGTACCTCTCCTTACAACACCACCTGCTGCTATGTCTCTAGACAAGCCCATATTAAACCTCTAATGGGTTAGCAGACTTCAATTCTTCAACAGTAGTAGCTTCGACAATACTAGAATGAGCAGTAGCATCTCTTAATGCTTGCTTCTTAGCTTCAATCTCAGCAACTTTGACAGGGTCTGTGATGTTCTTCATAAGCTCAATGTCTAATGCTTGAAGCATAGGTGTACGGTCAGCACGAACCATATCTTTCTTTATTTCTTTTGCTTTGTTTAAGTTAATCTTAATCATTATTCTGTCTCCATTTCCCAAGCATTTCTAAAGGTACGGTCTGTAGGAATGTCAGCGACATCTACAATCTTATAAGCCTTGCCAGCAGGAACATCCTTCTGTGCAATTTGCTCAATGGTTAAGCCACACTCTGCACTAGGCACAATGATACAAACACCACCATCATCACCAGAATAAATAATTCGTTGATTCATACATACTCCTTTAAATACTTTACTGCGTTAATAAAATTCTCTTCTTTTTCTTTTAAGCCTGCAATTCCTAAATTACACTGCCTGCATAAAAGACCTCTAATTTCACCTGTGTCATGGTTGTGGTCTACACATAAACTAGGAAACACATTATTACAAATTGCACACTTACCTTCTTGCTTATTATACATCATCACATAAGTGTCGTGTGTTATGTCTATTCCCTGTTGCTTCCACTTACCCTTACGCATTCTTTTCTTACCTGCTTCACTACTATCATACCGCTTGAATCTTTCTTTGTTGCATTCTTTACAACTTGTTCTAATTTTGTACTTTTTACGACTATCTTTAGGAAACTCTGTTAGTGCTTTTTCTATTCCACACTTACAGCATTTATATGAACTAATCAAACTAAACACCGCCATCTTCTGTTTGATAAAT